CCATCAGAGGCTCAATGTACACTTCTTCGTCGTATGCGTTCTGGCTTTCTTCTAACAGGTGTCGAGGTACGAGGCCGAAATACTTAAGACGGCGTACACGATCCTCTGAGTACGTGATGCTCTCTTGATCTGGTGACAGGTTGTAGTCGTCAGCAGCTACTGTGCCTACGTCCACTGTGTCGTCATACACTCCCTTCTCCTGATCCATACGAATGGACTCAGCACCTACGAACTCGTCAATCATAATGCCGAGGCCGTCTTCTACGCTGGTGCAGTTGGGGTCTACTAATACGTTCTGTGGCAGGAGAGGACGCAGACGCACTTGTACGCGCTCCTTCATCTGTACGCCTACCTGTTGTACTGCTCCGTCCATAGCACCTTGCACTGCAACCTTCTGTTCGATGGTTTCTGTAAGCTCTACTTCTGCTACACCGCTGCCGTAGATGGCGGCGATGAGGATGGCTTCAGAGATACACGGCTGTATCCTAGCTGCCTCTAAGTCTTCCTTAAGGAGACGGCGTAGCTTACCAATGTCTTGGCTCTGTGCTGACGTCTTGTCTGCTTCATCGTCCTGAATGTCAAACAGAACAGGAGACATGGACATATCCAACTCGGCGCATGATTCCTCTACAGCCTGTGCTGTGTTAGGAGAGACGAAACGTGAACGCTCGCTCTTCTTGCTACCGTCTTCTTCGCTCCAGACTCCACGCCATAAGCGGTAGAACTCTTGGTGATCTTCTTGGTAGCGGGATTGGTAATCATCACGCCATGCCTCTGCTTTGTTAAGCACCCAGCTCTCGAGAGTCTCGCTCATTACTAAGCTGTCATCTGATAGCGGTGATAATTCCATGAAATCGTCGCTCATTGTTGTTGCCCTTTAGTAGTGTGCTGACCATGACCCGTCGTCATAGTCGTCTAAGTCGTCACCGTAGCTGTGTATAGCAAGCTGTGCTATGTAAGCTAAAGCATCAATAGTGTCATCGTGAACCCGTTTGTCTGGGAAGTTTACTAGCTGGTCTATCACTTTAGGCAGGTAGTCTCCTTCTAGGAACACCAGTTCCCCCTTTTCTAATCGTCCTTGTAGCGCCCATGTCACTCGATCAACCTTGTTAGCGTTGCCGTGTGTGAGCAGCTCGAAGTTCAGGTACTGCCCTGACTTCCTCATAAGGTCTTGTAGTGTAGGCAAGAGGGCCTGCTGTGCTATGCCTCTCTCTATGCCTACCCGCTGTGGGTTATACTTGCGGCATGTGTCGAATATCTTGTCCGCAGTCTCTCCGAGAGTCCAGCGTCCTGATACGATGTCTACAACGTACCACTTACCGTCTGCTCCTACTTGTACAATGCAGATGGCCGTGTCATCGAGCTTTGTGTTCTTGGTTTGCTTACCGCCCTCGGCCTTAAAGCCAGCAGGGTCAACAGCTATGTAGTATTCACCGCCCGTTGACGGCCCTTCTTCCACAATATCTATCCAATCGCTGTTGAATATACGGCCTCCTGTGCTTTCAAAGGAAGCCATGTACTCTTGATGGAAGTTATGGGTGGACATACTGCGCTTAGCGCGCTCTATGTTGTCCCTGCTTAGGAACGGGTTGTCATATGACGTGTAATGGAACGCTGTGAAGTCTGGATCGTCCCCATGTTCCGCATCCTTGTACAATTCGTAGAAGTGGTTGCGTCCCATCGGCGTTCCGATGAACAAAGCGTGGCCGTCATGGTCTGAGAGGGCTGGAAGGAGGATTGTCTCCCACACATCTGGCTTAATGTCGGCATATTCGTCCAACACAACGTACCAGAGACTGACACCACGCATGGTTTGGGGTCTATCAGCGCCCTTCAGAGCAATCACAACGCCGTTCTTCAGCGTAATCGTGACATCGTTCTTGTGACAGGTGGCTACGAGGTCTCCCGCGATCTCCTGTATCAATTCCCACATGATATCCTTAGCCTGACCCTGTGTTGGGGCCACGTAGAACACCTTAGCGGTCTTCGTTGGGCAGGTTAGTGCCTTATAAATTAAGATGTTAGCAGCTAAGCGGCTCTTTCCTGTCCGTCTTCCTGCTGCCACCACCTTAAAGCGTGTCGTGTCCTCCCAGACTGTTGTCTGCCACGGCGTTAAACTGATCTCAAACGCTTGATTACTCATGTTTCCCCTATTCGTATCTGTTAAACCCTATTGGCGCTAGTGAGCGGGCTAAGCATCCCCTTCTCACCGGAAGGTGCTACGTGTTCCTTGGACAACATGCCTTTAAGGTCTATGTTGGGAGCAGGCATGTTAGACGCTAGGGCCTGTGGAGCCTGTGGCTGCTGTGGCTGCTGTGGTGCCACTGCTGCTTCCACCTTAGCCTCCTGAGCTACGGCGTTTCTCTGCAACGATGCTTCTTCTGCTATATTAGAAGGCATTGCCCTAGCAGCTGCTGTAAGAGCCTCTTCGCCTTCTCCCTTACGTATAAGGTCTATAGTGTCTATGGAGGACGCCTGTGCTTCCTCAGAGGTGTAGTCTCCCTTGCGAGCAGCTTCATTATAGAACTGAGCAGCAAACTGCTGATTCCTCTTAGTAAGCTCTGCTTTCTCTCCTGTGTCGGCATCTGTGTAGTGACGCTTGCTTTCCATCAAGGCTGTGGCGTAATCCCCCTTGACAACAGCTGCAGCGAACTTAGGGAACGCTTTGATCCCATTGGACACGTTGTATTCAAAGTCGAACAGCATCTCTCGCTGCCTAATGCTCAGGCTCTTAAGGTCTGTCTTATGCTCACTCTGCACCTTCTTGGCTAGACGCTCCCAGATACGGGACTGATCTCTTTGGAACAGCCTGTCGATGTCCTCACGAGTGTACGAAGACACCCTGACACCGTTGATGAAGCCGCTGTCATGCTCTTCCTGTGTCATCTTGTGACCAAAGCCCACTGTGTCAGTGCCCTTCTCGGGGCTAGGGTGACGCACCTTCTGTAGCCTTCTGTTTCCTTTCATGCTCTCAAGTAGAACGTCATTCTCGTTCAGCTTAAGATATCTCTCGAATGATGGCGTCAGGGGCCAGCCATGTTGCTGTCTAGCTTTCGCCATCTGTGATGTCCTCGTAGTCTGTGTAGTCGCTAATGTCTCGTTCTTCGCTGCTGTCATCGCCGGTATTGATGTTGACATCGCCACCAGCAGAAGCCATTGTAATAGTAATACCCGATATACCACCACTCTTCTCCTTCTCAAAGTGACTCATAGGGACTAGACGATCCACGACTAGCTTAATGCACACTGCTTGATGCTTATGATCGTCATCCAAGGCTATGTCAAAGACTTTATCTAACACCTTCCTAGACTTGGGGCTATTGAGCATACGCTCTTGGTATTCGGCAAGGATAGCTGTGTTGCCCTTGGGCCTTCCAACGCCTCGCTTCTTGGGTTTAGGTGGACGCCCGACTCTGTTACCGCTTGGGACGAGGGGAACGTCTTCCACGATAGGAGGGGTAGAGTGGGCGTCCGATTCGTTACTTGGCATCTTCAACAACCAAGGGCTTCTTGACACAGACAATACACCCTCTGGTCGTGACACCAAGGGCTATGTAATGGAATTCTGTAATGGGCTTCTCTGTCAAGCAGATAGAGCAAGTCTTCATGTGGGAGTCCCCTGTAGTTACAATGTAGCTCCTAGCTGTCTGTCAGTGGAGAGGAGCATTGGATGTCATTAACGTCTAGAACTACTACAAGCCAATCATTAGTAGTAGAGCGTTAATGTATGTCTAGTGTGTCTCTGTACTCAAGAGATGTCTCATTATATCACATATTGTCCTGAAAGTCAAGAGAATTCGCTAACTGTTTGTCAGGCCTTGGTATCAGGGGGCCGAGAGGTTAGTGTCCACTACGCTTTATGTCGACGTGCGTTTATGTTAGTGTTCACTACGCCTCTGTGACGCCTCTAGCTGTCAGCCAATAGTGTTCCACGGAGTGTTCCACAGGCGTCCCTTTAGGGGGGTCATATCCGGCCACAATGATACACGTATCTTATTGATTACTAAGAAGTTAGTGGTCGCTAACATACAGGTACTAATTAGGGGTATTAAGTGCCCTAAATTGCTCTCTCGTATACACATCCGGCACCTTAGTGCGCGCGATTTCGCCGCCGCAGCCCACCCCCCCATCATGCGTCCAACCCTGTGCCACGTGGGTCATATATGGCCACATTGAGCGCGGGCGAATGCGCTGTGGGG